GAAATGGTCGTGCCCGGATCGTCAACACGCTTCCAGACGGAACCGTTGCTCAGAGCCAGGCAAGGCGAACCTGCGGCTCCGTTGGTCACCCAAATCACCAAACCGGCGGGGCTGGCGGCAGGCACAGTCGCTACGGTGTAGGATTTGAATCCAACTAGGTTGACGGAAGGATCAGCATAAGCAACGCCAGTTGCAATGCTATTGGTCGAGGTGGTTGCCATGATTACTCCTTAAGGTTAGGCAATCAAATTCTAAATCTTCTGGGTAAGTTAGCAAGCCCAACGCTTTAGAGCAGCTTTTGCCACATTTGGGTGTAGTCTTGCGTGCTCAACGTAATGCATGATTCTCAAGTTTTCTACTCGGTTATCGTGGTGCACGCCGTTGATATGATCCACTTGTTCGCCTTTTTCCAAAGGTTTGATAAACGCCTGAGCAACTAAACGATGAACTAAAAATGATTTACATCGTTCAATTCTTGGGCCTCCATCCCTCAACTTGACTTCAACATACGGCTTTGTCCGTCCGTTGTCTTTTTTTACAGACAAACGCATTATTTTTTCTGGCATTAGAACATCAGAACCAGCTTTGCCTCGTCTATTGCGAGATAAAGATTTAACGCGCCCAAGCGTACTCACTTGATAACGTCCTTCATAACCGTGTATGTCGGCCCAGGCTTCAACATTCCCATCTTCGTAATGCGGCTCTTGCACGACTTCCTCGCTCTGTTTTTTCTGCAACAGGAGTCATTCTCGCACAGAAACTAGCCTTGCGTTTGGCATCTGCATCTGTCTTTGGGTGCGGGGCTGGCGCTTTTAGGTTGGCATTGTTCTTTTTGTTGTACTCAGCCCGACCTTTAGCGGTCATTCCTGCACCCTGCTCAGTCGGCAGAAAGTTGCGGTCTTTGCCTTTGGTCGTTTTGGCAATGGGCTTGTCGTGCTTACTCATTTCTTTTTCGCTGTTTTGGCAGCGGCCTTAAACGCTTCAGCAGTTGGCGCACCCTTAGTCCCAGGTTTACGCATCTTTTCCACAGGTTTTCCCTGCTCTTTCTCACGTTCAATGCGCTCACGCTTGGCGTGAATTGCAGCATATAAGCCTGGATCACCTGGTTTTTTCATTGTTCCACCACAGCAGCAATGTCGGCTTCTTGGATTACCTGGTAGTCCTGCCCATCAATGCGGTGGGTAGGCCAGTTCAAATAATCCCCGTTGCCGTATTTAATGAAATCCCCGACCTGAACTTCCGTCACGTTGGGGCCGACAGCGACAATTGTGCCCTCATTGAAGGGTTCTGTGTTAACAACTTGGATGATTTCGCTCAGATTCCTGACTTGAGGACGAACGACTACTCGATCACGCAGAGGGATCAACATTTTGCCTCCGTGTGTATTTGCGCTTGGGCTTGTCAAATGCTTGCTTGGCTTCTTCCCATCTTGCCAAAGCACCTTCAACTGTTTTTTCCTGGTTCATCTCAACAACCGGCAAAGCAACAATGGTGGGTTCTTCAGACGAAACCCATTCACCACACCAATCGTGCTTGTGCTTGTTTTGATGCGTGGGATACCTGCGGCAAAGACCAATGATGTTCTGGTCTTGCCAAAAACGGCAGGCTCCGCAATTAAAATGCTTTCCAACCATTAAAACCTCCTTTTTAGTGGCTAGAGATCCGCTTGGTGGTGACTCACCTTGCGGATTTCGCTTTACTTGTAGGCGCTACGGGTGTGAGTGTAGCAAATGCCAGAGTGACGACCACCGTCAAATTTCTTGTCGCCACCCTTGACCATTTCGCTCTCACCACTCGGGACCATGCCCTTGAACGTGCCTTTGCGCTCGCCAGCGGTGTCAGCAGCAGAAGGGTTGCCCTTCATGGTTGCGTGGGTGCCATAGCCCTTGGGCTCTCGTTTCATAATTTCAGCCATGATTTAATCCAGATCTTTGAGTTGATACAAGGTAGTGTTGATGAGTTCTGCAATATCGTCAATGCGATTTTGCAACTCGCTATCCTGCGGCAGATGCTGTCTGGCTTCTTCCACAAAGGATTTTAAAGATTCAAAGTATTTGTCAGGGTCAGTTCCCGAGTGAAAGTCGTTCGGAAACTTCTTCAGCCTCTCATAGCGACCCATGTATGACTCGGCGAACTTGTCCACCTTTTCGATGATTTCTTCGTAGTACTCACCAAGCGCCTGGTGATCTGAACGGCTTGGCGTTGCCCAATGCATGAAATGCGCCACAGTCGCGCTATGCAAGAGGTGAGCAACAAATTCAGCTACTTCATCATTCATGGTTTCACTATAACAAAAAAGAGGGGGGCAAGAAACCCCCCACCCGACCAAGGCAACTGCGGGAGGAGACAACCCAGACGGTCAGGCATCCCATTGTGGCACAGGCACATTTTCAGGCCACTCCCCACGGACTAAAAGTAAGGCAACAGTGTTCTTATGTGCCTTTAACCACTTTTCTTGCCGTTCTTCTTTGGTCAGGTTCTTACCCTGGTCAATCTCATAGTGACACTTGAGACACAGCGCCGCCGTAAGATTGTCGTCAGCCTTGATGCCCTTGCCCTTCCCGCCGCCCCAATTGGAGTGTGCCGCCTGAGTCGGTCCACCAGCCCCACAACATTGGCAATCCAGCTTAGAAACAGCCTTCAATAGTTTTTGGCTGCGGACATATTGGTGTTTTTGAAACATAAGGTTCTCAATTTGTCTTTTGCGCCAGCCGGTCACGATCCGCCTCTTGCTCGGATGGCGTCTGCTGAATCACTGCATCCATTTCGCCATGTTTTATTCATGTTAGCTTCGGTATTACTCATTTCCTCGCACAACTTCGCGCATTTTTCACGCTCTGCCTGGGCAACGTATTCAGCAAACCATTGCAGATTTAATCGCCCGTCTTGCATGGACAGTTCTTTGAATTTAATCAGATCTTGTTCGATCATTCATGGCTCCTGTCAATTTTTCGATCCATAAAAGATCGCGCTTTCCAAATCTCAATATCAAGTCTGTGGCTTTCTAATTCCCATTTGAGTGTCTCCTCCTCCTCAATTGCATCAGCCAATTGTTTGATTAATCTTTTATATTCAGGATCTGCCAATGCTTCTCTTTCTTGTGCATTAGCAGCTTCAATTCCTTTTGTCAGCGCATCTTTCATTAATATCGCTTTTTGAACTCGTCTAAATTCCTCCAGATGAGTTCTTAATCCTTTTGCTCTGCCGTAATGCGGTGCTTTTTCTCGGATTGATTCTGCTGATTTTTCAGGAGACATTGTTCTTTTCCTTAATTTTGGCTTCGATGCGGCGAACATAAAAAAGAGTGCCTGAGATTCTGGTAGGAATTGGCATTTCCCAAATTTCATCATCCGTCAGTCCAACCCATTCACGCTTGGAACATTGTTTGTATCCTTCTCGTTTCCAAAAACAATCCACCGGCTCTTGCTTCTCAGCCTGCTCTATGGCTTGGCGTAGGGATGTGATGGCATCTTCGTGTTTTGCGATTTGCTCCCTGTACCATTCAATTCGTTGGTCGTATCGCGCATACCCTGCAAGTGGCAGATTTTGGTTTAGGCAGTCACGAACATCGTCTATGCTGTTTTCCAACGCCTCCAGCGCCTGTTTCATTGCTTCTATCATTCCAACTCCTCCCTCACCATAATGTCCACCCCAGGTTCGCTGGAATACACTTTTGTGCAGTGCAACGAAACGATCTGTGAATCGTCCTTAAAAACCACCCCGTTCATGCCATCCAGCAAAGATTTCGCCAAGTTGTCAATGTCTGGCTTCTTAATTGGCTTCTCCCGGCCTTCTAAACAGTCCTCAGTGCGTTTTTTTGGATGTGACTTAGGGATGGGTAGCCTGATGTACAAATAAACGCCCACAGCGGTTTCTATGGGATCGGTTGTCCCCATCGCGGTTTGGGAGGTTAGCCGGACATGATCTTCATACTCCCGAGTTCCTTTGTCGGTGTAGGACTGCACGATGCCGTTGAACTGGCGAAACCGAGGGCGCTTTTTTGGTTTAGGTATGCCC